TTTACCTTTCTTTTTAGCCATGCCAGCTTCTGATAAAGCAATAGCAATAGCTTGTTTAGGAGATTTTACTACTTTACCACCCTTACCTGAATGTAATGAACCTGTTTTAAATTCCTTCATCACTTTGCCCACTTTTTTTATCTTCCCTGCTTTTGTTTTTGGTGTTGATTTCATTATCGTCCCTTAATTTAATAAATCTATGGTCATACCTACAATCATTACATAATGAATATTCTGTAAAATCAAAAGGCTCACCGCATTGCTCACAAATGGATAGCTTCATATAAAAGAAAAAGCCCAACCACGGAGAGAGTGCAGTCAGGCTTTTTTTATAATTACGTTATTAACGGACAGCAGTTGTCCAAGAAACGATATTATATCATATCTAATATATAAATTCAACAACTTTATGCGTTTATTCTTCTACTTGCAATAGTAAGCAAGTTATCGTATGCCATGTCTAATTGCCAGTAAAAAGCTAATGGTGGTTTGGCACCTAAGTATTTAGCATAGATAGCGTCTTGTTGTCCTTGTTCTAAGCTATGCACAATAGCGTGTATGGTCCTAATATTACTCATATCTTGAGCAGAACACATTTCTTCAAATGCCTCGCTAGTTGACTCGCCACCTGATGACATGCCTATGCTTTTAGATGGATAACCTAAACGGTGATTATCCGACTTCATCCATAAAGCCCAATCCTCTAGGATAGACAATAAACGTTCCATACTAATCATATCTACCTAACGTATAAGTTATGCTTTCTCCATAAGTTTCTTGTGTAGTTTTATGCTGTAAATTATGTTTAGCTGTATCAGCGTTATGACTTGTAATGCCTTTTATCTGTGCTTCTGTAAAGTTTGCTGTGTGTCCAAATATAGCTTGTAATGGATGTGGTTGTGGAATGTAATAGTGCATAAGCCTATTGTCATTGTCTTTAAATGCGTGTATATAACCTTCCATCTTCATGGTAACAAGCAAATTTTTAATGGTACTATAATTGCCATCTACATGTGCTGCTATATCTTTTATAGTTTTTGGCTCTGTAAGGTAAGCTAATATTTTATCTTTAATACTCACGATACATCCTTAACCTTACAATGCCACTTTCGTTTATCATCCTGGTGCCACCCATGAATATGAATAGTCCAGCCTGCTTTACGAACTGCTCCTACATTTTCATGTTCACCTATTTTTTTTGCTCTAGCGGACATATTACTTGCAGAGGTTGTTTGAACTGCCAATACTTCTTTATCTTTTAAAGCTAATAGGTCTATAAAGCCAAATAAATCTTGCCTTATTCTAGCAAATGCGTTCCAATGTTCTACTATTGCTACTGTATATCCTTCTTGTCGTAATTTTTTAAGACTTAACTGCGTTGGGCTAGTTGCCATCAAATTGACTTTCGTTAGGTTTAGATATTCCGTCTTTAAATCTTTTCTCTACATCACCGGTAGACTTATTAAGTTCGTATTCATAAGCGTGTGGTGATACGTCATCACTATTCTTTTTCTTTTTAAATATCTTATCCCAATTACTTTCAAAGGTATCTGTGTCTACGCTATAAGGTCTTGGTGCTGAACCTTTACCCATTGTTTATCCTTTCTGTTGCAATATTCATATACTCTTCTGAAATTTCTATACCTATAAAGTTTCTTTTTAACTGTTTAGCTATTTTACCTGTTGTTCCACTTCCCATCATTGGGTCAAGAACTATGTCATTTTCATTGCTCCAGGTAATAATATGATTATAAGCCAATTTCTCTGGAAAGATAGCTGAATGTTTATATGCTTCTTTGTCTTTAGTAGACTTCATATAACCACAATCAATTTTCCATACATTTAATTCAATGGTTGTTGTTTTGCTAGTATCTATTTGTTCGTTGTATGTAAAGCTACCATCTGCTTTTCTAAATGATGATTTGCTTTTTCTTGCATATATTGAGTTAGGGCTTTTGTCTCTTTGTATGCCATTAAATGTTTTTGGTGTTCCCTTGCTTAATATAAACATATACTCAAAAGCATTTTGATACCTTTTAGTTTTAGGGAATGTTGGAGGAAAAGAACCTTTTTGATAAATCATTGTGTCATGTAAATTAAACCCTATATCTTTAAAATATAATGCTTGTCTAAATGACGTTCCACTTTCACTTCCCTTGATTGTTGCATCGCCTACTACCCATACAATAACACCACCTTGCCTTGTAACTCTAAATAATTCTTTTGCTATATTTTCAAAGTCAAATGTAAATCCATTATATGTTCTTAGATTATCATAAGGTGGACTAGTAACAGTTAAATCTATACTACAGTCATCTAATGTTTTAAGTTTATCTAAACAATCTCCATGCAATAAATTTATCATTTAACTGTTAAATGTCCGTTATTAAATAACCATCCTATAGTTTTTCTATGTGCTTCTTCCCATGCCGCTATTCTATCCTGCTTATCTAACGTCTTATCATTATCTATCATGTGATGACATTGATGACATAAAAACGCTATGCGATAATCATGTCCTTTAATTCCGGTGCCTTTGCCGTCTCTTAATTGATTAGAGTGTGCAGATACAACTGTTCCATCTTCCATAGAACACATCATACATGGTGCTCCATTAGCTAACTTTAGTAGTTTAGAGTTACGATAGTTCATTAGTGATTAAACAATTTAATAATAACTTTATTAAACCATCTTCTTATTAAATAACTTCTAATAATAGATATCAATGTAAATATAAGACCAATTTGAATTGATTGATTAATAGTAATATTAAATCCAAATAATGGAAGTATATATATATTAGCAATAAAGTTAATTAAGAATCCTATAATAACATTTGCTATTGATTCAATAAATGAATTTAATCTATTTTGCATAATAATTCATGTTTAAAATAAGTCGTGATTAGGAATGTTATTAACTTCAATTACAGGTTGATTCATAGTTCTTGTAGGACAATCTTTGTATTCAAAACTAGCTGTCTCTCTGTTTTTAGATGTTGAACCTTTAAGAATGCCTTTACTTTCACCAACTTTACCTAGCTTTCTTGTTAGCTTCCAATCTTTTTCTCTGCTTAAACTATTAATAAAACTTAAAGCTCCTGTAGTAAGTAACACTCTAAAATCTTGTTTGTAGTATATCTCAGATACAGCATTTAAAAACTGTTTGCCAATTCCTATGCCTTGAAAGTCTGGTAATACTACCATTCTATGTATCTTCTTAAAGTTACAACACTTAGGATGAGGAAAGTGAGTAATTGCTGCAAACGCTATAGGAAATCCTTTATAGTCTAAAGCATAACAATGACTGCCTCTTAATATTTCATGTGTTAAATAGTGATAGTTAGCAAATGATTTCCATTCGTCAACTGACGCTGTTCTAAGTTGGAATGTAAGTTTTGGTCTTTGCCAAAGTAACCCCCTATTAAAACTCTTTGCATTAGTATCAAATATCCAATCAGGTTGTAACCATTCAATTATATCACTATGACATGATACAGCAATAAATTTATAGTTATTCTTTCTGATAAAGTTACTTACAGCTAGTGAAGTGACTTTAGCTACGTCTCTATCAACAACGCTAGTAAACTCGTCAAAGATAACTGTATCATTTTTTTCTAATAACAATCGTGCTAAATCTACACGCATCTTTTGACCATTAGATAATAAATGATATGGCTTTAACCAATTTAATGGACTTGAAAAACCTACTTTAGTAAGTGACTCAATAATCTTTTCACTTGATAAACTTACATCAAAGTTATCTACAATTGATTTTGATTCGTCCCATTTATGTTCTTTAAACAAGTAAAAGTCTTTAAACTTTTCTTTAGCTATTGTTGTTTTACCTGTTCCACTTTGACCAACAATCAATCCAATATTCCAATCAAAGTTTGTTTCAAAGTTAACCATAAACTCATCTACAATTTCATCAAAACTAATGTCATACATTTTGCATATAAAATTGTTTCGTTCTGTTTTGTCAAACTTTGTTTTTTTAGTAATTACTGTCATCTTTTCTTGCACTTCAAATAAATCATTCATATCTCTCTCCTAAAGTTAATAATCCCACATCCAACCTAAATTAGTTTGTGCCCAAATTTCAATTGAATTTTGATACTCAGTCATGTCGCTTGTAGTTAATTTTGTTGTTGATTTAATAAGCTCTACTGGCATTCCTGCAATTTCAGTTTGATATCTTAAAAACTTGTAACCACAAAGCTCATGAATTTGGTCTTTATCAATTCCTGTATGTCTAGATATACTTGTATACAGTTCCCAAAGACGTTCATTTTGTTCCAAACTGCGATTAAGTTTTGCATCTGTAACTGTTACACGCCAGCGTTTAGTAAAATCAAGAGTCTTGAGCTTTTCTATAAGCTGAGGTAAGTTTTGCTGCGTTAGTGACCATTTTATCATCTCTCCATCCTTTCGTTTTAAATACTTGTCCGTCTTTAGATACAGCTTTATATTGTATATCATCTCCAAACAGCTTTTTACATTTTTTTATAAAATCGTTTATTGTCATGGGGATTCTCTATAACATAAAGTTTTTTTACTAAACCAAAAGTTGAATGACCCTTCAAATTGTCCATTGCGATTCTTTTGCAAGAAAACTTTTGCATGAGGAATAATCTTAAGTTCATCTTCTGGAGTTTTACCAGCTTCTTCTAATCTCTCACGTTCCCGATTGCGCCACACACAGAGAATATTATCGCAGAGGTTCCGAATATGACTTGAACCCATGATATTAGTTGGGTCAGGTATCTCATCTTCTGATTTCATTTTCCTTGTATGAGCAACCAAAAATACATGAATATTTAAGTCTCTTACTGTTACTGCCAATTTGTCAACAAATAGTTTCTGAGCTTCTAAGGACTCTTCACTAATGTCACTCATTTTCATAAGACTGTCAATCACAAATACCTCACAACCCAAAATGTGTTTTCCGTAGGTAAGAGTGGCTATCATATCGTCTGAAGTAGTAACTCCTGTTTGGTCGTAAATATAAAGTTTTTCAGCAGCTCGTTCACAAAATTTGCGTATGTAATCGTCTGTGGGTTCTGCTGAACCTAAAGTCTGATTTATCATGCGACCAAGTGTTAATACAGGCCTCATTTCCAAAGAAGCAATTAAGCATTTTGTATCTTGTCGCATCAAAGCTAATATAACTTGTGACAACCACATAGATTTGCCATGTCCTGATACACCTGTAAGTATGGTTAATTCTGAATTTTGGGAAATGTATCCTACAACTCGTAAAGTAAATAAGAAAACTTGTTTAGAGAGATGGGCAAATAAAAATCTTGATGCAATAGCAGATGAAGTTATAAGTTATGT